CCCATGCGATCACCTCCCTTAATTTAGGAAAATGCTATTCATTGTAACAATCAATTCTTTTTCACCTCTCTTTTCATAATATCTTGCATGGCATTCCATTGATATAAAATATACTCGCGTTCAGCTTTTAGCCTTAAATCAACTCCAACCATCCTATCAGCTCCGTACATTCCTAATGCATCACAAGCAGCTATTAGTTCAACCGCTATCGATCTCCTGCCAGCATTAAAAAAGTCTTTGCTATTCCCCATTGGTTGGGAATCTTTGTATCCACATTTTTGAATCAGATAGCTAAATACGCGTCTGCCGTGTTCAGTGTTCATAATAGATCGTAAATCAAGTAGATACTGTTCATCCATCTTTTCGACAATCTGTTCTTTTGTTGGTTTTATTTCATCTTGTTTCTTCATTGCTGTAACCCTCCGGCTGGGCCACCAAGTAAAGCAGTCAATCCGTTATCAGTTGACATATCAGCACTAGCAAGGTTCTTGGCTCCCTGCGCTGCTGATAATCCCATCTGTACCGCATTAAGTTGTGCTTGCTGTTCTGCTCTGGCCTGTCTTACTGCTGCAACCTGCTCATCAGATACAATAATAGAAGGAGGTACACCGTTTAATGTTCCAAGCTGGTCTACTACTTCATCCCAGGCAATCTTATCAAGTATCTCTGGTAATTGCGCTGTAGTAGACATGTTAATGGCTTGTGTAACAGTATCCATAATAGGAGTAATTACATATTGCTTTTGCGCTTGTGACAAAATAGATACATACTCTATATCCATTTCCATACCTTCAATCTCAGGAGGTGGAGGTGGATACACGCCAGCTCTAAAACCTATATCGATTACCCGGTTAATTACTTGCGGTAAGTAACCTGTTTGCAACCTTTCAAGCAGTGGCCCCATTTGTGACATTTTCTCAGATGATAATTCTATAACTTCTCTGGCTGTTCTTGTTCCTTTTTCCATGTCAGACAGTAACTGAAACACCTTAGTATTAAAGTGTTCTTTTATACATTCTTCAATGGACTGCTGTACTGCTGTAACATGGTCAAGGTTTAATTGCACTTGAAACAAAGGTTTAATAGCTCCGTCTGATCCACCAGTCGGATTATAATAATTTGCAGCAGCAGGCAACATATTAATACCGCCGTTTTTCATTATGTCGGAAGGTGCTTGTACTGCTGGCTTAACTCCCAGCTCTACGGCTGTACAAATATCACGCCACATTAGCTGTATTTGTTTTGCATCACCTAACGACCATATGCCTGGGCCAGTACCATAGATATCTGCACCTTTAGTTTGGTATCGTTCAATCATGACAGGGAAGGTATTAAAACCGCCTTTCTTTAGATACTCACCCTTCTGATTTTGTTCTACCATCCAATAGTAATCAACAAACTTCATTGATGCATTGTCTATTTTGTCAGGATCATGTTTTCTGTTAGGACAAATTAAGTGCTTTACGGTCATTGTTTTATTATTATTTTTATCTTCATAACAATTCTTAACACTTTCAGGAACATTTTCAATACCAAACTTTTCAACAATCTGAAAAGGTGTCATTTCAATATTTCTAGCAAACTGATTCGGCCTCTTCTTACTATCTAAACCTATAGCAAATTCACCACATGTAAACGTCCTGCAATTTATTACCGTTTCTGCATCTTCCTCTATTAACATTGCAGCGGTGTTGAATACGCCTAACTCTAAATAGAATTGATGATTCTCAGGATAAAAGCCGCCCTTAAATAGCAAGTCAAGGGTTATGCTCTTAACAACATCTAGCCAAGCAAGAACTTCTGAGCTCTGCATTACTTGTGCATTTGGGAAAGCGAATTTTACCCATGGTCTTGTTGGTGAAGTTATGCCCCATTGGAGTCCAGCAGCTAAGATATGACTGTACTTTATTGGCATTGTACGAAGCATTTCTTCATCATTACGCTTACCACTATTGGCTTCTTCTCCTTCAAAGTATCCAATGTATGGATTAATGAAATCTCTAACGTCCATAAACAAAGGTTTCCACTTTTCAAATTCATCGAACAACGATTTATGTTGTCGATTGATATACTCTGTTTCTTTTATTACATCCATACTTATCCCCCTAACAGGGTCTTTTTACTAGTCGTTGCTGTTGATGTATCTCCACTAGATGAAGTACCTATTGTTGATTGATATCCAGCTGCTGCTGCTGCTTTTTTCTTGGCAGACTTAGCAGAATCTAGTGCGTCTGATCCGCTAGTTACATCAACAGAAGTCGGTGCTGCTGATATTGTGGTAGTAGTTCCTTTACTGCTGGAACTAGCTCCGATAATACTACCTAACGCACTTAAAAACGATGAACACATACTATCTCCTCCTTCTGCTCTGTATTGGGTTATATTGAGACGTTGCAAAGTGTCTCGAATCGTTGTTTCTTTGTATAGGGTTATAACCTGCTGTGGCAAAGTGAAGCCTATTTGCGTAATTGCCATGATCTCCACTTGCAGCCACTGGCATGGCAAAAGTTAAGGCTAGAGCGTCTGCCAAATCTGGCGAACGTCCTAGCCTCTTTTTAATATCATCTTTTGATTCTAACTGGAATTTATCTCTCTTGTTTAGAGAATATGAAGGTGTTACCAAGTCTGTTTTTAATATATGGTCATTTGGTATGCAGCCGCCAGACTCCAACCATTGCTTCATACCGTCCCACATTTCAGAACGCCTATTCTCATAATGGTTATGGTTTAATGCTGTACCACCAAAGTTAACCTCTGTTACTTGGAAACCCAACTGTCTAAGCCTATCGATAACACCCTCGCCTCTGCCAGCATCTATAAAGACTGCATCAGGGTTGAATGATTGTATTTCTTGTGCAACACAGCCAGCAAATGTCATATTATCAATCTTCTCGAAAATTCTAGGATTAAACGCTTGTAGACCTTGTCTCCTAAAAATAACAGACTTATCACCGCCAAACCTAGCCACATCAACTCCAAGTATTCTAGGAGCTCCCAAAATCTCTTCTGGTCGTCTTGTTTTCTTTGATGCATCAGTTACTATGTCTATGGTAATTAAAACGTTCTCAGCGGACGCTGTGAAGTCACATAGGAATTCTTGTCTGAATTGGTTCTCAGATATAGACTTTCTAACAAGTTCCAACTCTTCTTCTGATATTACTTTTGTTTCATCTGCTCGGAATATACCGCACCACCAGTTTTCGTCACCATCATTCATTAACTTTTGCGCTGTTAAGGTTACATCATAGAAATGATTCTGCCCTTTAGGGGTTCCGCTAAACACTGCCCAACCTTTTCTATCAAGCAAGGCGGGCATGATAATTTCTCCCCATACTTCCGGCTTAATCTGTGCGTATTCATCAAGCACTACACCATCCCAATAAGCACCACGGATACTATCAGGATTATCAGCACCAAACAAATAAACCCTTCTACCAAGGAATTCAACATACAATTCAGCTTCATTTACTTTAACACCAGGTATTCCTTTTGTGTAATACTTTAAATACTCCCAAATGATAAGTTTTGCTTGGTTTCTATAAGGTGCTATATAAGCATATCTAGGCTGCCACAGTGTATTTTTAAGGGCCATCTTGATAGTATGGTTGATAGTTCCTACTGACTTACCCATACGTCTATGAGCAACAAGTATGTTGAATCTGTGCGCTTCTAGTTGCTTATGTATATCAGTCATGGGAAAGCGTGGCTTATATGGAATTGTTATTGTTGTTGCCATATCATACCTACTTTAATAATTATTTATTTTTAACAAGAAAGGCATTCGCTTTTACAACATTAACAACAGCACCCCAAAAGTTTTCTTTTCCTCTTAATCTAGATAGCATTCTATTTTCTTTCCAAACAGAATAACAAATGCCTTTCTTGTTATATCCCAATCTTTCTATTGACTTTAATTTATCTATGTTCGTTTCGCTGGCTGGTAAAGATAATATACCGCAACAATCTTCATACGAATTAACAAGTATTCTAGCCAACAAATCACCTCCAAATAAGATTGATACCACACCTACAGGTAAGGTATTAGGGGGTGATACCACACCTACAGGTAAGGTATCGTAAATCGCTATGCAACCATACAGCGTATAGTCTCATAACCATTTTTACAAGTCATTTTCCCTCTATATCTAAGGTAACTTTGGAACACGATAATTCTTAAACATGTCATACAGTGTTGAGTTAATTAAATTTCCTCTTGTAAATATAAAAGGATTAGCAAAGTATTGATAACTTCTGCCAATCCTATTTCGAGAGAATATTCTTTTAGTAACCAATGAGTCCATTAAGTTAATAATGTGCTTTTCACTATATCCAGACATATGACTTATATCTGAATTACTTATAGGATTACCGTTAATAGCTACCATGTTACTGATAGGCTTAATGTATTGTGCGAGTAACATTGCTATCCATGCCTCAGTACCAGTAAGAGAAGATACTACAGCACCTATATTATCTACATACAGCTTTACAAAATGTTCACCAGTTTTCCATTTGATTTTTTCTTCAACTGGTTCAATTCTTTTTTCTTTTACCTTATGAACCTTTATTATTTCATTCTTGCGTCTAAAGACAAGCTCTTCAATTATCTCTTCGCCTGTAATATCATCTATTATCTTACCGTTATCTAATCGTTTTAGCATTTCTCACCTCGCTTTTTAGAGAAAAAAATAAAATTGGGAATGAGTATTGGTATTGTATAGGTATGTGGTTAATTGGGAAAGTCGCTTTTTTGTTAAAAATTATATGTGTCGATACCCAAAGGAATGCGCGCTCATAAATTTTGGGGTACGCCCCACCCCAGGCCTGTTTATTTCAAGTTCCACACGAAAATAATCATCAGGACATTGGCGGTAGGTCTCGCACCTACAAGAGCAATCTTCTCTTAGCTCACCATTAGCATATCGGCATGTGTCCCTAACCCACATCGCGCCAATAATTCCTAATTATTACCATCTCAATGTACGATAACTTTATATTATTGCACGTTTATAACTATATTATTCCTCCCATTTAATGGTAACTCCACCAGCTAAATTGATGTCAGTCTCCTGTTTATCTTTGTAACCATAATTATTCTTTGCAAGGAAGATATGCATTGCTGGATTGCGTGCTTCAAGGCCATTTGAGATAAGCCAATTCAAACATCTCTCTTTTGCTTTCTTATAAGAACCAGAAAACTCTTTTATTTCGCTATAATCATGTAGCGTCTCACCATTACTTCCCATATAAACTGCCAAATGTTCAATTGTAGGCTTCTTCCCAGTCTCATCACACATATCAAAAAACTCATCAACCATCTTATCGAATGCTACAGGATCAGTAAACTTCCTAGGTCTTCCACCACTATTGCCCACAGCATACTTATTACCAATCATATCTGGCCGCTTGGTTTTAACCTCATCATTCATTATCTATCACCTCACTAATTATCTTTAACCACATAACAACTAACCTTAACATCATCTGAAACGGTTGTGATTTTAATAGTGCTACCAGGTAATTTACCATCAAGAACCGCTTGGTTACAAACTTTTTCAATAGTCATATCTAAAAATAACTTGCGAAGATAATCATGCCATTCTTCTATACTATTAAACATCGCTCACACCTCCACACATCACTTCTAAGCAACTTTATCAACTATACCTATACAACCCTATTACCTATCAATAGACTTCCTTATCTCCTGACTAAACTTAAACGGCAGCACCATCAACTCATACTCCATATTAGGAATCTTCAACCATTCAGTTATTATCCATACAACACTACCAGCACCTATAATAGCAAGCACA